GCTGGGACCAGTTGTTGGCGACTACTGTTTGCGATTAGATTACTTTCCAAATCGCTTGTTCCGATACGACGGTAATCGTTGGAGTAAAATTGAGGACAAAGTGCGTACCAATCTCAACAATGGCAACACCAACGATACTTTACGTAGTTCGTTTGTTAACAATACATACACTGTGAGAACTAGTGATATGGGCAACGTTCCAAGTCGTCAGAGCTTGTCAGAGCTTCTTAAACCTCAAGCAGATAACGGTGACAATGGGGGCAATTATCCGCCTAAACCATATCCAAATACACAACCAGGACAGAAGTCAAGTTAACTATGCAACAATTTTTTTACGATGCCCAAATACGCAGATTCCTACTGCAATTTACTAGAATAATTTCAAATTTTCAAATTGAGTACGGTAACGAAACTGACGGTACAAACAATGCAGCATTGATTCGTGTGCCTGTTCGCTACGGTGATGCTAGTCGGAACGCACAAGTTATCATCCAAGAAAACAGTCGCAACTCAATGCCAGCAAGTCCAATGATGACATTTTATGTTAGTAGTTTGGATTACGATCGACCTAGAATGCAAGAGCCATACCATGTGAGCAAAGTTAATGTGCGGCAGCGCACATACGATGAGGTCAACAACACTTACGAGACCACACAAGGCAATGCGTTTACAGTTGAAAGACTGATGCCTGTACCCTACAAGTTGGGAATTACCCTTGATATATGGACCAGCAATACCAATCAAAAAATGCAATTACTAGAACAATTGCTTACGTTGTTTAACCCCAGCTTGGAAATACAAAGTACTGACAACTATCTTGACTGGACCAGTTTAAGTGTGGTTGAACTTGAGTCTACCACATGGACTTCAAGATCTATACCAATCAACGCTGATAACCCAATTGACATTGCTACTATTAAATTTAGTTTGCCAATCTGGATTAGTCCCCCGGCCAAAGTTAAAAAACTTGGTGTCGTGGAGCGTGTTATTGCCAACATGTATGACAGCAATGGTGACCTAAACGATGCGTTGCTGAACAGCGATTTATTAATGGGAACTAGACAAGTTATTACCCCGTTTAATTGGGCGGTTGTGCTTATTGGAAACAAACTACAATGTTTGCAACAACAAGACACAGTCAGCGAGCCTGGTAACGATGAACTGGCTGCGCCAGTAATTGTACCAAACAGTAACTTGTTGTGGCCTGCTGTGATTGACATTTACGGAGTGTTACGGCCAGGTGTGAGCCAGATTCGACTGATACAAGAGGACGAAACTGAAGTAGTTGGTACCATTGCCTTAGACCCCAACGATGATCGATTTGTGTTGTTTGATGTTGATACTGACACCACTCCACAAAACACCCTAGATCCAATTGACGCAGTAATTAACCCGTTAATGAGCGGCCCCAGTGACGGCCTTGACAGTGCGCTGGCTGGACAACGTTATTTGCTAACAGAAGACACCGGAGCCGCAGACAATCAGGCGCCGGCAGTTGCTTGGGTTGGTGCTAACGGCAGGCCACTGATTGCAAAAGCCAACGACATCATTGAATATGCAGATAACTACTGGCAAGTGGTGTTTAGATCAGCTGGTGCTGGTGGCGGACAGTATGTTTCAAACATTACCACTGGTATACAATATGAATGGACTGGCGAATCATGGATAAAGAGTTATCAAGGGGTTTACCCCGGCGGAACCTGGAGATTGGTCCTGTAAAAGCTGTAGGCGTGTGGTTTAGAAGTTTAGATACTGCACGATATCTTTACCTGCTGAGAAATGACAACAAACACCCAGGGTGCTGGGGATTGCCTGGTGGCAAAGTGGAATCTGGCGAAACTTTACTTGGTGGCATGGAACGCGAATGCATGGAAGAACTTGGCTTTTTCCCCACATACCAAAAACTAATACCATTAGAAAAATTTACGTCAACAGACAGTGCGTTTGAGTACCACACCTGGGTTTGCATTGTTGACTGCGAATTTACCCCAGAACTAAATCACGAACATCTTGGGTATGCCTGGATAGATTCAGGCACCTGGCCCAAGCCCATGCATCCTGGTCTTTGGTCAACAGTAAATCTTGAAGCTGTACAAAGCAAAATCCTGCTTGTTGAGCAGGATCTTGTGAGTCGTTAGGCCTGGCTCTCGCTAAACTGCAACTGAATATCTGCCACAGCGCCTGCTGTGGAAGTAATTGCTGTTACTTGCAACGCAATAACTTCTGGTCCGTTTGGATAAGTTCCTGTGCCAGGAATACCGCTAGTACCAATCTGTTTAATAGTTGTCAAGTCCAGTTGTCCAGAGTTGGTAGTGGTAACTGGAATCGCAAACAAACGCTCGCCGCCTTGCAATTCGTTAGTGATAGCTCTTATTGTTAGCGTTAGGTCGTTTGCTGTGGTTGAGGCACCAATAACATTGCCCAGTACTTTGATAGTGTCACCAATTGCATAACCAGTACCACTAGTAGTTACCACAATTGATGTGTTAGTATCAGAGTATGTGGTGCTGCCACTTGATCTCAATGACACGTTGATAACACCACCAGATCCAGAACCTGTAACAGTAACTGGTGAGATGCCAGAATAGGTAGTAGATGAGGCCAGGCTGGCTTTTGTACCTGACTTGGCCATACCACCTGTTGTGCCCAATTGTGAACCAACCAGGCCACCGGTTGTTTCTGATGTGTAACGCGGCGCCACTGAAAACTGCGTAAAGCTAGGCTGGAAGCCACCAGCTGAGTTGTTCAGGCCAGTCCAGACTGTGTTGGCACTATCAATGTTGGAAGGGTTCAGGATACCTTCCAGCAAGAATCGACTGCCGGTAGTTGGCAAGTTAATTGTCAACTGACTCAAGCCCAATTGAGCACGGTTAATCAAGTCTCGATCTCCAAGGTCTCCAACAATACCGTTTGATACACTGGGACTCAGGCGCATACAGAACGGTACTTGTTTTAGTCCAGTTGTTACAGGCATACCATAGTTGGTACGGTTAAATGTAAACTGATAGCCAGTATCTTCATCAAAGTTACCGTCCATGATAATTGCACTACCCCAGTGATTAACTACTGGAACGCAAGTGTTACTGATTAAGATAACACCAGTATTGATTGCATGACTAGCACTTGCACTTGATGTGTAGCTTCGGCTTTGGCCTTCTGCCCACTGAACAAAGGTAGCGGCACGAGTACAGCCAGTTAGACTGTTTCCAGCCTTGCCCGAGTATTTAATAATTTCACTTTCAATCATGACAAACACAGGATAAGTTACGCTTGCTGGCGGATAACTACTTGCATCAACCAAGGGAATTGTTGTCTCACTAGAGTTAATTGCTGCTGACAGCGAACTGATAGGCGTTTCATTGATTGCTTCATAGCGTGCTGGCAAGTTACCTGAGCGCATGTATGCTTCGTTGTTGCGATTGTTGTTGGGAATCTTGTGTGCCATTGCAAATATACCACCTTGCGCACGAACTCCCCACTGCACATAACCTGCACCGTACCAGCTGTATTCAACCAATAACATCTGCATCTTGCTTGGATCAATAGTAAATCCTGAGGCGCCTGCACCATCTAGTGTGTCAATGTTAAATTGCGATTGCTTGACGCGAGTTTCAAAACGCAGTGCAAGTTTAATACGATTTTGGTTGCTGACACCACGGAATGGTGGAACAACACTCATTCTATTGTTGTCTGTAATACTAGTAACCGTGTGTGTCATACCGCGAATAACAATCTGATCGCCTTGATTTAGCTGTTCCTGGAAGCGGCATGTACCATCACCAGTTACCAAATTAGAACCTACCCCCACGCTGGCAAAGCCGGCTAACTGGAATGTGCTTGAACGTTGCACAATGTTTAGACTAACACCATCATGCTCCCAGAACAAGCCATTTTGATCATCAAAGATACCAGCACGAACGCTGGCTCCGTGCCAGGCAGTAACGCTGATTCTAGGTTGTGTACCTAGTTCACCTGTTACTCCTCCCAGTTCTACTTGTGCCTGTACCACAAATGTTATATCACTCGTGATACTGGTAACAATATAACCTGTGCCGTTGTATCCGCTTGTGGTAATACCTGCTAGAGTAATAGTCGCTCCAGGATTTAACCCGTGTTCAATATCAGTTGTGATACTGATGTTGCTGTTAACTGCTGTGCCAGACGATGCTACGTTTACCACATCAAATGTTGGTTGTAACATGGTACCAGACGTAAACGAAATGCCCTTACCAGATTGGTAACGGAAGTATTTCTTGGTTTGACGCACTGCACTTGCACCACGTGTGGGAGATCCTGCTGACATGATAACGCCGCCGTCAAACGATCTTGGTAAAAATGCAGAATTACTTCGTACGTTGATAGTGCCGGCCAAGCTGCCAGACACAGCAGCACCAGATTTGGCAGTGTAAGTGAATGTGGTTGTACTTGGCACACTAACAATAAAGAAACTGCCTTCGGCGTAGGCTTGGTTTGTACCAGTGGTTAGCGATACCAAAATTGGGGTGCCAGGTACAAGACCATGAGCATAGTTTGTGGTCACCGTGATAGTACTTGGAGTTGCGCCGTCACTAACAATGCTTTGAATGTCAATGTCAGCACCAGAGAAAGCAAATGCTTGGCGGAATGCGCTGTCTGTTTGGTTTAGTGGATAACCAGCTGCCAAACTTGGACTACGCTTGGGATAGTATGTGAAGTTGTTTGTGTTTGTACTTGCAACAAAATTAACACCTTCAGTGTTGGAGTTAGTCATATTGTTGGTGCTAACATATTCGCCTGCTGTTAATCCATGTGCAGTGGCATTGACTGTGACTTGTGGCAAGTTTGCATCGCCACTAGAATAAAAAGCACCGGTCAATCTAACTACAGGACTACCGGTTGCTGCCGCAGTTAATGCTGTGGTGCTAAACTGTCCACGTGTAATTGTTTGCGCTCCGTTAACTGCTGTGCTAGTTGTACTCATGTTGACAATTTCAACGTTTGAACTTAGCTTCTGAATAACTGTTCCTGTTGCAAATGTGTTTGCTGCTTGAGTATTGTACCAACCACGAGTCAACTGCAATGTAGTTGCATCAGTTACTGCGTAAATTTGCGCAACTTCAATTGTAGAAACTGCGTAAATGTCATTACCAAGTGTAATGTTTGCTGCACCACTATTTGTGTTGTTTGTTTGTCGCACAACTGTTAATGTATTAGCAGTAACATTGGTAACTGCCATTGTTTCATACACGTTGGCGGTGTCTGTTAGTGTTATAACATAACTGCCATCAGCAATTCCAGCTGCGGCCACGTTGGCACAAACCACACTTGTTGTGGCTGTGCTAGTAATGTTGGCTGCAATTGCTGTACCACCACTAGTTGGGCGGCCAATAATTAAAATGTTATCACCAGCAGTGTATCCAGTGGTACTGGCAACTGTAAATGTACGTTCAGCAGAACTGTTTACATTGGCAGTAAGATGAGTTTGTGTAAAAGGTGTTGTGTTACCTTGAGTTTGACTAATAACCAATCCGTAGTCAGCATCAACCCAGGCAGGAGTTCCTTGGTTTTCAATTCTAATGCTGGTATCCACGTTTGAAGTAATAACATCGTCACCAGCAATCATTGAAACATACCCATTGGTGTTGAATGCAATGTCTGTGCCAATTGCATCATAGAAGTTGGGGATGTTATTTGTAGTGGCAAAGTTCTGCCACTTGGTATTTTGTAAACCGTATTCAAAGTCAGCGTCAATCAGAGACTGGGGATTTGATACACGTTCGCGACCAATTGCATCTTGGCCAAACGCCCAAGGTATAACAGACAAATATTGATCTTCTACATAAATGCTTAGTTTGTCACTAGAACTCAGCGTGCTGGTATCCAGGTCTAATGTAAGTGTAGTTACTCCGTCATATGCAGTAGGAAAATCAGCAGTAACACCAGCTGCCCAGGCCACTGTTCCGCCCTGAGTAGGAGATCCAAAATTGTATATTGATACGTTATTTGTAGTGTCGTAGACTGCCAGGAAGTCTTCTAAATTGATACGTTCAGGAACTTTGATTGTTCCTAGACCTGATGTACCAGGTGTAAAAACGTATTGCGAAATGCTTTTTCTTGCCATCTTTAAACTCCAAATATGATTTGATTAGCTGTTAGTGTGGCTTGTGTGGCCACACTAAACTTGTTGTAACTTATTGTGCCTGTTGCAATTTTGCTGTCAATAACAGTGGCATCACTTGGCGTACCAGTATATAGTGTATCACCAAACAGCAAGCCAAAAAACGGTGTCAAGGCCGCTGGCTGGCTTGCAAAACTTATTGTTGCTCCAGAAATACTAAAGTCTACTCCGGGATTTAACACCACATTGTTTAGACTTACCATCATGGCATACGAAGTTGGAGGA